GAAGGAGCATCTGCCGGAGCAGTCACGGCTAGGGTGTCCTCAAGTCTTTTTTTTTGCGTTTCTGGATCTATATTGCTCAAATAATAATCTGCTTCACTTTTACGCCTTGTTGGAAACTCATCCCCAAAATTTCGTAAATTTTTTACAGCACTAACCCAATCATCATTAGTAACTTCACGCCAAAAGTTAGGTGTTGCTGTTTTAAGATCTCCATGTTGAAAACGAACAGAGGCAATAACCGTGGCTTTGTTCATTGGCAAATCATCAAATGACTCACCAGTAGCAGCTTTCCATTTACCCCTAAGGTCATTCAAAACTTCGCTATGAGAAAACTCATCAATAATCTTGGCTTGTGAATCTGATACATTTAAGCCAGTTGCAAGATCTTCAGCAGCCGCACCTTTAATACCAAGATAAGGCGTCAAGGCATCTATAATATCTTGAGGCAATCCAGCAAGATCAGAAATGTTGCGCTGACCAAGATCAAAGCCAGTAGCAATAGTAACACCTGACTTCATATTCTTAGTTTTAGGAACGTAACCACTAAGAATACGTTTACCTTCTTTTTGACCTATAAAGTCCCAATCAATATTGCTCATTATCTCCAGCCTAAAGTAGTTAAACGATCAACAATGTAGAAAAACTCTTCTTTTTCTTCTTGGCTTATTGTACTTGCAGACCAAGAATTTGCAGAAGGGTTAGTAACTCTACTAAAAGCATTCCAAGCATTAACTAAACCATCAAGAGAAGAATCAGTACGATTTCGCTCCATAGATTCAAAAGTAGACTGAACCAAACCTTTATCCATTAGTCCATACATAGACCAAAACTGTTTAGCTTTATCTGTTTTAAGCTCACTAATAACTTCCTTGTAAGTCTCTTTATAAGCTTTGCTGTCTTTAAAATCATAAGTATACGAGTTGCTAACCAAATGCGCTCTTCCATACTTGTCTTGAACATACACGCTATATGAAGGCTCACCACCAAAAGACTCATTAGCTTGAAAGTGCATAGTGGTACCACCTAGCTTTTGTGAACCAACATCTTTCAACATTTTATACATATATTCTTGAGCTTTTGTAGGAGGATTTAAAAGATCAAATCTACCTTCAAAGCTATTTACAATTCTATCCCTTACATCATTTTGTATATCTTTATATGAAAGAGATACAACGGCCTGACCAGCAGCGGTGGGGACAGTAGATTGTGCAAGCTTTAGAATAGGATGTTTAACAAACTCTAACTCACCTGTTGATGGATTTTTCTGAACACCGAGTCTTTTGCCAAGCTGCCTTATTGTGTCTTGCATGTGAGTAACAGGAGTACCAGCACTTATACTAGATACCTTATCGTAAAAAATACTCATTACAGCTTGTTTAATAGTAGGGTCTTTAATAAAAGCACCCTCAATATTACTTACACCACCTTCAGCAGCTATTTGATTTAACATCTGCTTTGCTTCTGGGGATATGTTTGTTTGAATTAGAGTAAGAAACTTTTCATTCTCAAGAGCTTCTTCAAATGTTTTGTTGAAGAAAGCATTTTTGTCCAAGCCATTGTTGCTTATGTACTCATTAACATTCCTGTTTTTATTAGGGCCTTTTTGAGCAGAGTATGATTGCATTGCGTTCTCAATGCCTATCTGGTCAACAGATCTTATGAAGCCAATGGTTTCTTCACTAATATCATTGCCAGCTAAGAACATGCTAACAGCAGTTGCTTTAGTCGTTCCCGGGGTTTTCTGTCTTATACCAGAAACAATCTGACCCATAATACGAGTAGCTAAATCAGCATTATTCATAGTATAAGGTGCTCTAGAAAATATCTCAGCAGCATCAGGATGCAACAAACCGCTTGTCTCAACAGAGAAGTTAGAAACAGCATCAATGCTTCCAGCAACAATAATAGGGTCATCGCTAAGAAGATCTATATCAACAAGAACATCTTGCCCTGATTCATTCTTAGTACGAAACTTATCAAACCCTTTGTATTCTACAAGCTTGTTTAATTCATCTGCACTAAGAGGAATATTGTTTTTAGCTTTGCGTTCAGCTTTATTAGCCGAAGCAACACCATCTGCACGATCCTGATACGCTTTAACGTAAGAGGCTATTGCTTTATCGTAAGCACCTCTTGTTTTGTAGTGTGGGCTATCAGGACCAATAACACCATTTGCTTCAAGCTTTGAAATAAACTCAGGTGTATTATAGTAGGCAGGAGTCTCAATAAAAGAGCTAGTATCTTTATTGAGTTCAAAGTAAAGAGAAGAAGCAATATCGTTTCTAGTACCTGTATTGTAATATGCGGCAGCTTTTCTAAAAGCCATCTTTGCATCTACAAAGTCTTTGTAAGAAGTTATATCACCATTATCACGCATAGCTGAAATAGCTCTGCCAGCAGCCCTAACCTGATCAACAGTATGTATCTCTGGGTTATCTATTATAGCTCTTTGATCTATAAGAATCTTTTGGTTTTGACTATTAACTACATTAGTTAACTCTTGTTGCCCTTGTTTTGAAACAGATAATAAAGTTGTTCTTTGACTTCCATCTAATTTAAAAAAATCACTTTTTGGATCAAGCAAAAGATTATTAATATCAAGACCTTCAGTCTGTACACGGTAATTAAGATCATTAAATATAGACTTTTGTAATTTAGTATTTTCTCTATCTCTCAAAGCATCCATAGAGATTAATGAAGAAACAGTTTGATGCGCTATCTCACCAAGAACTTTTTCATCAAGATCAGGATTTAGCTTTGCTTGCTCTTCAATATCACTTGCTGCATTATGTGCCGCTTCTGCACCGTTAGCTGCATATATCTTTTTAATGTAATTAGTACCTACACGAGCAGCTACAACAGTTCGATCAGCATCTTCTATCTTAGAAATTTTCTCAGCAGATACTTCGTTAAGAGTTAATGATTCTTTAATTTGAGACTGTTCACTTTCAATCTCTCTTAAACGAGCAAGTTTTGATTCATTCCCTGCTTCATCATCATCAAAAGATGCAATTAGCTTTCCTTTTTCAACAGAAAGAGCTTGGAAAGCTTCTCCATTTTGATAAATAGAATCGTCTTTTGCTTCTTTTTGTTGCTGCGCTAAAGCCCTGTTTTCAGCAACACCAAATGCTTTAACAGCTTTTGGCATAAGAGCAGCTTTAATCTGTGGATCGAGATCTTCAAGGCCCTCTATAAATCCACTAAAAGACCCACGAACGCCATCTGGATCATTTCCGTTATTGTCCAATGCTGTTTGTGCAGCTAGATCAATATCGTTTGAAGCAGCAGATACATACGTTCTAATTGCTGATTTACGATAAGCATCTAGAACATTTTTCTGATCACCACTTGAGTATGTCTCAGTAGCCCTTGCGTAATCAAAGTTTACTAAAGGTTGTAGTTTACCATCTTTAAACACAGCGCCAGCAGTCGACCCATCAATCTCTGCATCACGAATTAAATCATTGTATTCACGCTTACGAATATCAGTACCAATGCTGTTTGTAAGATTACCAATCTCCTGCATTGTCCTTGCTGAGTCAAAGAAACCGCTAAGATCTGGCATGCCAGTTGGCTGTACAAAAGAAGTTCTACCGCCTGTTTTCTTAAAAGCCATTAGCCTACACCTTTATCAATACTATAAAGACCACCAAGAGTTTTAGCAAAACCACCCATAGTAGCAGCCGAAGCAGCAGCATCAGAACCAGCAGCACTCAACGCAAACTTACGCCTTTCTGACTGACCCATAAGCCTAATAGTATCCACATCTTGTTTAGCTATTCTGGTTTCATCGGTGGCTAAAGCGGAAACTGATTGAGATGTGCCAAGAGCCACACCTTGAGCAGACATTGATGTTCCAAGTGCAGCAAGTTGAATACGAAGTTTACGGTTACGCTCTATCTCTTTTTGACCAGCTTCAATCTTTGCCATATCCGCTTGTTCACGATATGACTGTGCTTCTAATTCATGTGCTTTTCTAGCTTGCTGTGCAGCCATAAAGCCCATGAAAAGACTTGCAATTTGCATCTGTACGCCCATTAGACTTCCACCTCAAGCAATATGCCATTTAAACCAATAGGCAATGGCTCATCTTGCGTCACTGTTACAGTACCCTCATTAGACCATCCAAGAAAATATATCTCCTTACGAGCAGTTATAGCATCTGGTTGATTTGCAAAATTACTTGTAACACGCCTTATTAAAACTTTTGTACCCTTTGCTTTTACATCGAGTGTTTCATTAAGATCAAGAACAGCTCTAACTATTCTACGCTTTTGACCAAACGATATACCATCCTGCAATTGAAACTCAGGAGGAAGAGTTGTTAATGTAGGCGTATAATTAATTCCAATCTCTACTACATCAACAGCAGAGTTTAGCGTTAGATTTCCACTTCCATCTGTTGTGTAAGAACCAAGACTGTAATTTCCAGATTTAACATGAACCAAAGTATTAGGAAGATGAGCTATTTGCCATGTTGTTTTTGGACTTCCATGAGTGTCTTTAATTGCGCTGTCTAAATGATATTCATTATCCAGAAGTTCAAGAGTGGTAGAGGTAGAAGAATTAATCGTTCTTTCTGAGATCAGATATATTCTGCGGTTAACATTAACTATGTTCTTAAAAGAACCCTGTGTTTCATACAATGACCATCCTTGAAGCTTTTCCTTACGAATACTTGTAAAAACAGCAATGTTTCCATCAGAGTTAATAGAGTAAAGATAACTCTCTACCTGATCAAAAGCTTCTCTTTGGGCAACAATATCAACAGGTGTTCCAATTAAATGCTGAGATAGAATAGTTATTGAGTCTGAATTATATGCTTGGCTTAAATCAGAATAGATAAACTCTCTAATTGCACCCTTTGATTTTGTAAGGAACACAACAGCACCATCAAACTCTGCTGGCTGCACTTCACCGCTGCCAAACGATGTCTGTTTCTTCACAGATATAGTGCTTGGCGTTAATGGCCTGTTTTCAATAGTTGGGCAATATAGCTCTTGTTCAGATGTAAACACTGCAAGATGTCTAAACGATTGCATAGACTTAATTTCTGATACTTGGTTTTCAGCAATCTGAACTTGAATAGACTGATCATCTAATCCAGTACCAACATCAAAATTAAAATATTCACCTACTTTAGAAAAGAACAAATGATTTGGAAGATCACGAGAACCACCAAATATTAGCCTTTGGTCATGGAACATGACAGATCTTGCAAAACCATTACGAGTTGAGAATACCTGTTCTTTCCATGTGTCAACGCCATTTGAATTGTGTGGTGCTGTATCAAACTTTCCTGTTATTGTTGTAGCACTTAGATAAGCTATAACCTCTATATGATGAACAGTAAGGTTTTCATCTGTAAACTCAATCTCTTCCCCAACCCAATCAGAACTAAATGTAGATACGCTTGCAGTGAAGGTTTGGTTATTTGTTGATGTATTTTGAGGCGTAAGAGTAACATTAGGTGCAGAAAATTTATAATAAGGCTGGTGAACAAATCCATCAGAAGAATCAAAAGCAAAGTTAGCTAATGTAAAGTTTGATGCTGAAGTTCTTGTAAGCTTCTGCATAGCGATATCAGGATGCACAATAATCATTGTATCACCTGATTGCGTTACCCTTAGCTGACCTATCATGGCTGTAGTCCAGGGGCATGATGTAATTGTCTGTGTTATTGAGGTGAGGCTAGTAACATCAATAATATCCAACTGAGTATTACTAAATAAAAGGATGTATGATTCATCTTCGTCAAAAACATACGACTCCATTTGATAGTCGGTATTAGACAAAGTTTGAAGATATTGGCAACCACCCCTACGAGTAATACCACCCTGCGCTCGCATACGGAAATTACGAAGCGTTTTAGCCCCATTTTTATATGCGTCTGAATCCATGCGGGATGACAGCAGCGGAGTGAGTTCTCCGGCTGTGAAGTTTGTATAAAACTGCCGTAGAAGTGCCATTCATTAAAGTCCCTCTACATTTTGATAAATACCATTACCCATACGAACACGATGGTATCTACTTGGACGTAGACCTTGAGTTGTTACCTGTTGGCTATCACGAGCCTTTGCTCTACGGAATTGAATCTCTGCAAGATCAACATATGATTTTGCAACATCAGCCTTACGAGTAACAGACAAGGCTAATACAGAAGCCAATCTAAATATTGTCCACATAGTAAATGCCGGAGGCCAATACTGCGTTTCTGGACGGAATATATAGTTTAAGACAACATCTTCCGATGCTTCAGCATTGAGGTATACATAACGCTCATAAATGTCGTATTGCTGCGGTTGATCGTCAATTGTTACAGTTTGTACCTGAACAACCGCAGGACTTGTAGGAAGGGCATATGCAGCGTCCCAGCGGTCTACTGGAACAGAAGTAAGTCTACTGAGAGTTTTTTGTCCAGTAGCAAAGTTCCAATTATGTTGAGCAAGGCAATCTTCTACCACATCTTCAAAAATTGTATTAGCTACTAATGCTTCGTCAGTTTGATCTGTAAATGAAGTTAATGGCTCTAAACCAATTAGAACCATTGCCTTCTGTGCTACTTCAATATCTGTAGATGGGGTTGTTGGCATTACTTACCGTAACCTTTTCCCATAGTTCTAGTTGATTTTTTTGCGTTTAAACATCTCCCAGCAGATCTACACTTAGCTGGACTTGGGCAGGTTGAACACGTTTTCATTACTTAACACCTTTACCTAATTTTGCTAAAGAGCCAATTTTTCTAGTATAGCCCTTACGACTCTCCTCTTTAGGAGAGGTAGAAGGGGCAGCTTTCGCTGCCGCCTTCAATGTTGGTTTCTTAGCCATTACCGAGAGTCAGTTGCCATGGTGACAACATCACCAGTATCGACAACTCCACCAGAATTGCTAAGAACATTAACTATGCCAAAACCATTTGAAGAGTTAACGAAGATAACATCGCCAACATTCATTTCGTTTGAAGCACCGTTGAAATAACCAGCCGCATCAATAGTATTATTAGCGTCTCCAGTAGAGACATAATGCCAGATGTGAAAGCCATTTCCACTGTAGTTGACCAAAGTGAGGTCTGCTGCAACAAAAGCCATTATCAGTCCTCCTATTTCTTTAGCTGTAGTTCGTAACAAGCATTCGCATCAATAAGTGTAGCATTCATTTGCATCTTGTTTAGAACAAAATATGCGTCCTTATCGTTGTGATACTGCATGTTAGAAGAGACATCTGCACCAATCGCATGCCCTACTGCACTTGTGTGCCAAGCAAAACATTTACGATCAACATTTCCACTGCCAGCTTCGCTCAAGCCTGAGAATGGGAACCATGTAAAGCCCAACCAATTCTTAGCTGTGATAGATCCTGCAAATGGAAGATTCTCTGTGCCAATATACTCTGCACGAGAAAACTCATCGATGTCCATAAGTTGTGACCAGTTTTCCCAACCCACAACACAATAACGTGAGCCATCATCAGGAACATCTGCATTACCAAAAGCTTCCATCAAGCTGAAAGCCCAAGCTAATGTAATTCCATTAGTTGTCTCATTAAGGTTGTTAGTTGTTGAATCCATAGCTTCCAAAATAAGATCATCTGTCTTACGGCCTAGTGCATAAGCACCTGACTGTTGTGCGACAAGCATTTCATCATGGTTGATACGGAGTTGGTCAAGGTCATCAATCCACTCGCCTGCAAAATAATCCTCTAGGACTACATTTACGTTTGTGTGTTCGAGGTTCATAGGTGCGACATTACCATGCCGAGCCTTTGTAGTAGCAAAACCCTTACCGATTTTTTGAAACGTGGTTTTATTCTTAACGCCATTGGCAGTACGAATAGTACCACGAAGCTTTGAACCCATGCGTTGATACGCCATGTGGACGCCAGATTCAAACTCTTCGATAAAGGAAGTTGAAATAGATGGGGTTGCCATACTATTAGCTCCTTATACTAAAGTTAAAGTTACACTGTCCATCCGGTTATTCCTCAGAGTTAGCTTCTTCAGTTGTCCAGTTAGGAGAGCTACTCCATTTAGGGCTGACACCAACGCTTTGGGCCTTCAGTACGCTAAAATTGACAGAAATTAGCATGTTTGTTAATTCACATTCATTTCTGTCTTGATAACTGGTCAAATCCGGCTCTGACTTTAGCTATAAAGGCAGCATCCTTTTCTTTCCAGTATTTCGGGTCATTCTGCATCGACATGAGATCTTCACGGCTAATGCGTTCTTGAAACTCTGTTGGACTGACCATGTTAAACTGAGGCTGACCATTGAGTTCCATAAGCTCTTCAAATAGATGAACCATATTTGCAGATGCTGGCATATTAGCAAATGCAGAATAAGCTTCATCAGACAAAGACTTATTAGCCCATGAATCTACACGCTCAAGACGTTGTTCAGCATATTCACCAAGGGTTTCTGATTCTGTGTTCCAATCAGGGCCACGCTGAGTATCCATAGCGGCATACTCATTAATCACCTGATTAAATTCATCCTGTGATAAACCGTAATTGTGAGCCTTGCTGCGAAACCAATCTAACATTGGGTCATCATTAGCAATGCTATATTCCAAACCTTCTGGTGGCTGAAAATCTATCTCGTAATCGCCGGGGCTAATAGGAGAGGCTTGCATTGCTTCATCATTAAGCTCATGCACAATTTGCTCTCGCAGCTCATCCTTACGCTGATAAAACTTACGTTCTAGCTCTCCATAGCTATTCGCAAGCTCTTCTGGTCTTTCAAACTTCTCAGGAAGCCAATCAGGTCTTTCGACTGATGCTTCTTGAGGTTGCTCCTGCATTCCTGATGCCTGAACCTCGACTGATGCTTCGGTTTCAACGCTTTCTGCTGCTGCTTCATTCATTTAACAATCCCACTTTCTTAAAGCTTTGTTGATACGACTGTTAGGGTCATTAGCCGTCTTTTTACTTGTAAGCTTCTTTTTCATACCCATCATACGCTTACAAAATGATTTACGTCTTGCTGCTGCTTTTGGAGACTTCTTAGCCTGTTTAGCAGACACAGGACGTTTAATATTCTTACCCTGTCTACGCAATGACCTACGCCCAGCTTCATTAAGACCGCCAGACTTGCTTTTGCCTTCTTTACGTTGCCATGCTGGTGTCTTAGCCATTACGTCCTCGCATATGTTGGTTTTTTACCACCACCAGACGGATTAGTGCGACGTTTTCGATTGGTGGCTGTTTTCTTTTCAGACTTGCTCATAGAACTAGCTTTTGCTTGCGGTACGCATTTAGGATACTTACGACCATCACCCATTTTACGACCACATGCAGGATGCTTACCATCTTTAGTGGTGGATATATCGACCCATTTCTCATTAAACCACTTAGTAAGACTCATGTGTATTTACCACCCATCTTTTTATACTGCTGAACGAGTTGTCCTGAAGCATATGCACTAGGCCACTTCTTTACTCTTGCTTTAACGATAGCTTTAGCTTTTGCGTAGAGTTTTGGGTTACTAGGTTTAGCCATTTTGTTTTCTTCCCAATTCTGTACGTTTTTTCATAATAGCAACAATCCATCTACTACCTTCTGCATGTGCTAGAGTTTCGATTCCAGCCCCAGCAGCGTGGATGTTATTCGTCGAGATAGATTCCAGATATTGTAAAAAATCCCTTCCAACCCCCGAGCCAAAAAGAGCATAGGCTTTAGAATTAAGATCTTTATCGACTTCCTTAGTATATCCTCTACCGTCTGGCGAAACATTTATCTTCTCCTTCACTGCATACCCCCACCTTGCTGGGCAGCCATCAATTGCTGCATTAATTGGGCGTTTTGCTGAACTTGTTGTGAATCCGCAAGTAGCTCTTCTTTAACGCCAAACTTCATGGCTAAATAACGAATTACTTCTTCTTGATTGTATAATGCTGGTGTTATCTCAGGGCCAAAAGTCCCAGCAACAGTTTGTTGAAAACGTACAAAGTCAGCAACATCTTGTTGATCTTGCGCTCTTAGCAATGGTGAAACAGGAACAATACGAAGCTGTCTACCATCTACTTTTGGTAAATCCAGCAATCCCTGATCAGTATAGATTTTAACAATACGCTCAACTAATGGCTGCAAAAACTCTTTCTGCATACGACCAGCAACAGCACCCATGTCTCTTGCAACATCAGCAAGTCTTTCAGAAACTTCAGTAGCTGATAAAGGTGTTCTAGCATTAGGTCTAGTGTCAAGCTCATCTATAAACAAAGCCTTACGAACATTACGGCGCATATCATCTAAGACAAGCTGTGCAACATCAAATCGACCCGGACTTTGTAATGTTTCAATTGTGGATCCGGGGCTTCTTGGTATAAAAGTTCCGGGCTGAATAGTAATGTTATCTGGGTTAAACACACCGTCATCATCGTAAACGTAGGAACCAGCAATTGCCATTTCAGCATTCTCAAGAATAAGCTGAACTGTAAGATTCAATGTTTTGATAGCTGGCATAGCTTGAAGAACAGGGCCACGACCCCATACCTCAAATCCAGACTTTGACCATCTTGTTGTAATCCAAGGAACACTACCACGACCCTTCAGTACCTGTTTCTTTAGGATATGATTGTCTGTTTCAGAAATAAGATAATAGGTGTACTCATCCTTAAACTTATTTTTCTCATCATATATTGTAGCTTCGATAACTTTGGTTTTACGATTAGGGTCACGCTTTTGTATTTGAGACATCTTCTCACTAAACTTAACATCAGGATAACGATGTTTAATTTCAGTAATATCCATCTCACTGTTCCAACGGAACCAGCCTGACACACTATCTAAGTTACCAGCTAACAGCGCAACATTTGTTGGAGGCACAGAAGTAAAGTGCAGATCACCTACAAAACGACCCTCTTCAACTAGAAGGTTCATTGTGCCTAGACCTAAATCTTGAAAACCCTCGTGAAGCTCTGCATTAAAGTTAGAGTTACGCAAACCCTCATGCAGAAGCTCTGTAATTCTATCTAGCTCTGCAAGCAATTGTTTGTTGATTGATTCTTTTGGGAACTCTGGACCTGGGGCTAGTTTAAAAGCACGACCATTAGGAGGGAAGAAGCCAAGCTGCAATCTTGATGCAAACTTAGGTAATCCTACTACGGCAGTCTCATCATAGATATTCTCTGTGCGTCTAGCAGCAGCAGACTCTTGGAAGAAGCTTTCTCTGTGTGGAAGAACATAATCATAGATTTCTTCCCATATGTCAGACCAAGAAGACCATCTACCTTTAGCCTTCTTATAGCGATTCATTACGCTTTCAAGCTCTTTTTTGTCATCACCAGTTCCAGAAGGGGCAGGAGATGTATCTTCATACTGTTTCATATCTAATACCTTATTGAACCTGATCGTGGAGAAGATTTTCCCATTCGCCTATAACCAACAAAACCCTTAGCTTCCTCATCTTGCAAAGATCTTTGACCAACAAGATTTGATGTACGAACACGATCAGATTCTATTTTACGCAAACGTTCTTGTTCACGCTCTTTCTCAAGTCGTGCTTTCTCTTCTGCCTTTTGCTTTTCAAGCTCTGGATCAGGAGGCGGTGAAGAACTGCCAAATCCCATTTCAATCTCCTTCTACTGGTTTTAAGAAGATGTCTTTTCCACCAGTTTTACGCAATTCACAATAGAGTTGATAAGGCGTTAGTATCCAAGGTTTGTTAATACCAGCAATATGTTTTATAAAACTAACGCAATAAAGCCAACGAGGTAAATATACAGGGTTCTTTTTGCTGTCTATCTCTAAACATGTACAATTAAACATCAAATCAGCAATTAAATAGTCTGCATCAATCTCTCTTAGCCACTCAAAACTAAATCTTTCTGTAGCATATTCAAATTTATACCATGTATTTAGCTCTGGATCATAGCAAACAGCAAAAACATGCCCAAAATCAGGTCTATACTTAGTAAATATTCTCCACATTCCTAAATTTTTGGCTTCTTTGAAGCAAATTATCCATTTCATAACGCCCTAGCATGTCCTTTTTGTGATCTAGCTAATCTATTACGGCCTTTCATGCGCTCAAATGGACTGCTTGACCTTTCAACAGTGGTGGGGGATGGTACTGAACGGCCACCGAGAATCACTCTACGACCCTCACCGCCCCCTAGCATTGCATACTGCAACGCATCGTGTATATGAGAGAACCTATTCTTATTAGGTTTCTCGTCATAACTCTCTCTGCCCATATGATATATTCTTTTGTACTGATAGCCACCTTCAAAGCCAGATATTAACGTCTGGCATGTCGGGCTTATAACAAAAGACGGATGACCATCTGTCATACGGTTGAGAACAGATTCAACAGATTCAATCCTGACTTGCGTATCGTTAGTAGGAGCCGGATACGCTGTAATGCCCGCTGCCCTCAAAATCATAAACGGAGTGTTCTCTGATGTCTGCGCCATTTGATTACCAGCCGGATCACCAACAAACTTAAAATCTAAAGCTTCCCAGTTGTTTTTGGCAATTTCTTTCTTGAGGATGTCTGCAAATCGTCCAGCTCCCATATCCTGTCCAATGACTTCGTGGAAAATAGACCAACGCCCGAAGATCGTTTGCTGGGCGAAAATTGCCGATGGCGTCCTGCCGAAGTCAATGCCAACGATAACTTCCTTACCGACGATGGGTTCGATGGGTGACTTCGCAACGTGAGTCTCCTTCCTAAATGTAGGATACACAGCTTTACCATCAAGCAAAGCCTGATACTTATTCAGAACATAAACATTAACCCATAAAGAACTTTTACCAAGAATAATCTTGTCATAATAATCTGGCTGGATGTTGCCTTGGTTTTCAGCTTTAGGATTGTGGGAATAACCAATAAGATTGCCCTCGCTGTCCCTGTCTTCAGTCATAGCCCCCGGCTGCGAGTAGAAAGTCCAATCGTCAGGCTTAACAAGAAGAAGCTTTTCTTCATTAGACATATATTCAGGTGGAGATGCCTCGCCCGACATAATAGCCCACCAATGGGTTTCATCAGGTGAGTTGGTATCCATTATAACGCCAAACCAAGTGGGGCCACCATCTCTCATCGATGGAAAACGACCAACACGCATAGTACACGCATCAACAATAGATTTTGGTATTTCTCTGGCTTCGTTAATCCAAATAGCGGTTAACTCAAGAGATAACAGTTTCTTTATATCTTCCTGTTTATCCAAAGCCAAAAAGATGACTTCTGATTCAACAACAGTTTTATCAGCTAAAGAAAAATTAACATGATGGGTATATGGCGGCGACCAGACAAATCTACCGATATCATCCGAAAACCAGTCACGCCATGTTTTGATTGTTGTGGTCTTTAGCTGGGGATTGGTATTACGAATAACTGCAAACCTAGTGCGCCTTACGCCACTTTGATTTGGCTTTTGCGTTACAGCTATTCTCATTAGCTCCATGCAAGAGGCAACAGATTTACCAGAACCAACTGGCCCTCTGAGGCCTCTCACAAAAGAGCGATCTTTCATAAATGCCTTGGCTATCGGCCCCGGCGGTTTGTAGTCTAACTGCATTAACCGATAAACTGTCTGCGACTAGCACCGCCACCGCCAGCACCAAGAGCAGCAACACTCGTACGCCTCGCAGCAGAACTAAGCTGAGTAGTGGAGCCAGTTACGTTAGTAGACGTAGCGGCAGTCTTAGTGCCACCTATCGCATCACCCCCATCTGTACCGCCTCTCATTCTCTCGCCAACAGAAATATCACCAGCAGTCATAACGATACCACGACCACCTACGCCAGTGCTAACAGACTTACCAAGACCAGTCGGATCATAAGAAGACCCACCAGTATAAGCACCAGACTCTTTTCCAACGACTCCTTGAATACGACCTGTCGTATCATAGACAGCAGTACCGCCAGCAGAAATCTGAGATCTAATATCAGCAGCCCTTGACTTGCCAAACTCGTTTACTCCTCTGGCAGCCATACCAATAACAGACGGAAGATTCTGCACACGATCTGAAATCTGGCCTTTATTAACACGGTCATCAAGATCTCGGTAAGCACCAGTTGTTGATGTAGTAAAACGATCTACAGATCTGTCCATTGATTCATTAGCAACATCTTCTGGAGACATAGCACCATAATTGCCAGAACTTCTTGTCGGAGCAGCACCAGCACGCATACTGCCCTTCGCAACACCAGCAGATTGACGACCACCAAGCTCTTGAGCATTCGCCCTTTGTATCTGCTCCTTCTTCGTAAGCCCTACTTGACCACGAACTGAAGCACCTCTTGAGCCTCCACCACCACTCTCTTCACCCATAACAATCTCCTATTGGCTTATTGGGGTTAAAAAATATTTTTAACAGAAAGTATTATTTAAGTCTATTGCGAGTGTGTTTTACCCTTTTATAGAGACACGGTAGTTTTCCAAGGCCGTTCTCTGTAGGACACATAACATCAATGGGGCCCCCTATTCTACTCCGAAGTTAATCTGTACCGCAGTGGTAGGAGCTTTCGGTGCATCATTGCGTAATCCTGCTCTGTCCATAAGATCTCTAGCAGCTTCAAGCCTAACGTGCTGTGACTTACTACCTAGCAGATCTCTCATTGTCGCCATTGCTTGTGTAGCGTCCCACCCCAATGTTCTCATAGCCAGTTCTTGTCTATATTCGATAACATGCTGTTTGTTCAGGGAATTATATGCCCAAGCTTTGTTCCTACCCAGCTTACTTGCAGCTTCTGTTGGGTTGCAACCATCATGCAAGATCATATGCACCAGATCAGCCTGTGGATCAGTTACTTTACTGTGCGTTGTTCGCAGTGTCGGAGAGTGTTTCTCAATGTCTTCCATTGGCACTACACCGTTTTTGTATCTGTCTTGTTGTTCACTATTGGCTTTTGTCATTTCCGTGTCCCATAACTCTACGAGAGGAGATTATACACACAACGATTAAAACCCTGTCAATACACTTCTTGTATCCTATTGTAATCACGCTATTAGCACCCTACAAATATCGTTCGCTCTTACGAGGTGAACGATCTTTTCCGAAGTGCAGCTTGGGTGTGTTGCTAGTACCGTGTATGCCCTTGGTCGGGCATGGCAAGACAAGCTTGCGTTCGGGCAGAGCACCGTCCACTCGTAGCTGTGATTACACTTACCGCTTGATGGCGGTAAGCGCACTCCACAGGACTACTCCTTCAGTTGAGCACACACACACACGATTTGTCAGCGTATCATTAGATGATGACAATCCACAATCTCAAGAGAGTAAATGATCAACATTCTCTGGTTGATTTGTTTTTATGGCAACGGTGTCGCCGTACAGTGGTGCGGCTCGTAGTTCTTTGTCAGTTAGTTCTATTGCCAACCAGACAATATTGCCCAGCGTAGCTGGCCTTCGGTCATTGACTATCTGTGAGCTTGGATGTCGGTGGGTATCAACGCAGCAATCCTGTATGCGTGTTACATAACATAACGAGGTAATCATGTTACAACTAGATCTTTTCGATACTACAACATCAACAACTAACCACGAGATCACTATCTCGCCAGCACAACATGAGATCATGCAAGCTCTTGTATCCGGCGACTTGGATCGGGCAACACAGCTTATCGACTTACAACACGACACTGACTTAGATCTTCAATAGGAGGAAACAATGGAAAATCAAATTCAAGAAACAAAAGACTTCATCAAGCATCTTGAGAAGCTGTTGGATAATACCACTAACTTGCAAGAACAAGACCTGTTGGCAGAAACAATTGCATCTGCTCAGATGGACTTGATGCGCCTTGGCTACTATCAATAGAAGCCAAGTATAATCGGGGTAGGCATAGGGTCTACCCCATAACATAACGTGAGGTGAATGATATGAAGATGGATACAGCTAGAGAGCTTTACACATTAGCAGATGATATTCGTACCGAGTTAAGCCAACTTGGAGAACATGCAACAATGAATAGAAGAACTGAAGCAGGTGAATGCTTCGACAACATCATGAGCATGACTGCTGACATCAAACGCATCGTACATCAGGCAAACATAGAAAGCGGTTTTGCCAACTCAAGACAAAACGGAGGTAGCAATGACTAATATACAGATGGAAGACCTGACTACAGAAAATCTTGATCGTGTAGCCCGCAACTTGCAGGCAGACGAACGCTGGGATGACGACAAGCAAGCCCAATGGGATGCAGAGTTCAAGCGTAAGATGCACGCTCTGATCGACATGTTTGAGGATGGCCCCGAGGTTATCCTACAGTGCAAGCTGGCAGATCAGTTTACTCGTACATTCGAGAAGATCACGCACAACATTGTAGCCGCTGGCACACAGGCCAGACGTGAGCTTCGTGATATGAAGCGTGACGATGTTGGCATTGAGATTACTGGCAACAAGATTGACGATCTTGAGGACAAGATCAAGCTTCTGCGGCAGCAGTGGTGGATTGCTAACCATGCTTATACCATCATGCGGCATCAGGTACGCACCGAGGTCATCGGCCAGACCGGAATGAATTGGGGACAGTACATACCCGCTGACGAGATGTCTCGTGTCAAGCGTGCAAAGTTTCGCAAGGGTCAGCTAACCATGGAGCAGTATCAGGCAAATCCACAAGATTTCTGGTCATA